ACAACCAGAGATCGCTTCTTGTCAGTTTTATCACTGACAGAGAGGACATGAGTGATGAATACATAGAATATGTGGATGATGGGTATTCCGGAACAAATTTTGACCGTCCGGCATTTAAGAAAATGATAGAAGATGCGAAGGCAGGAAAAATAGATACCGTCATTGTAAAAGACTTTTCACGATTTGGGAGAGATTATATTGGAGTTGGAGATTATCTGGAGCAAGTGTTCCCACTCCTGGGAATCCGCTTTATTTCATTAAACAATAATTATGACAGTAAAGAGTACATAGGAAAAACGATGGGATTAGATATGGCAATCAATAATCTTGTCAACAATCTTTACAGTAAGGATATATCCAAAAAGTTAAAGAGTGCCTTAAAAGTGAAATGGAAGAATGGAAAATGGACAGGCTCGAAACCTCCATTTGGTTATTTAAAAGATGAAGAGCATGGATGCTGGAAAATAGATCCGGTAGCAGGTAAATATGTCCGTATGATATTTGATAAAGCGATGGAAGGCTGCAATACTTCTCAGATCTGCTATTACATGAACGAGCAGAAGGTGCCAACACCTGGAAAATATAATCAGATGAACGGATTGCTGCGGCAGGGGAATTATAAAATGCCAGATAAGGAAGTTGTTTGGGATACCGGAATGATCCGTACAATTCTTGGAAGATTTGAGTACACAGGTGCTTTAGTTATGGGAAGGCGGCATACCGTAGCGGTTGGAAGTAAAGTAACAAGAAAGACAGCAGAACGAGATGTCGTTATCCGGAAGAATATCAATCCGGCAATCATTACGGAAGAAGAGTATGAAGTGGCAAGTGCATCTAT